CGGGACTCGAGACACGTCCCCCTGTGTGAGTAACCACACAGTTTCACGGCTCGATTGCACTTAGAGATGCATTAATTGTGGTGTTGTTTCTTCTTCTCTTTCCATAAGAGTAAGAAGACATCCACGTTGATTCTAATCTAATGTGAGTAATGAATTCACACTTCGACCCAGGTTGACAATCTGGATACTCCTAGTGGCAATGTAATATGTCTTTTACATTTGTTATTGGATGTCATTATACCTATTACTAGGTAACGAGTCGTCCTCCCCATAGATCACCTTATAGTTTTACTACAAGTGACCGTAGGGACCGCCACAGCTTGATAACCGAAGACCCCACAGGGGGCTTCGGTTCCGAGCGTGTAGCGACCTTAGGGGTACTTGCCATTCCATCAATGGAATCTAGTATCCCTTCCAACTCAGTCATGAATTGATTAAAATCATCTAATGACACATTTTCACGTTTCCGCCATTGCAGAAGCAAGGTTTCGGCCTCATTGTACTTATCCTCAAAGTCCTTTGAAATGGGACGCAGAACGAGTTCTGTGTACACATCAAAAAGGGCCCGGGTAGGGAAAGCAGTGGTTGGAAACCAACCACCACTTCCCGAATCCCGCTTAAAAGCATCACGACGTGACGCGATTAACTTGAGGAGTTTGTCTTCAGCCCACTTACCGACGGCCCTATAAATTGTATTTAAGGAGTCATCGGTAGGAGGCCCTCCCTGGACCAACCAAGAATCTTGCACTAACCAGCGAAGCCAGTTAGAACCAAGAACCCCGGAAGGTCTAGTGAGGAAGACTATCAATCCCTGGATCCGACTACGCCGTGCTAATCCACTTTGAAGGGAACCAAGAACCTTATACCCGAAACCCAGAGATCTGGCTACATCTTTCAGACGTAGTTCCTTGATCCCTGGGAGGGATGAGAGTAGACCTTCCATTACTGGTAGGTTTCTCAAGGCAGCACCAAATCCTTTTAAGGATATTGGTGTTACCTCCTTCCCCCGGATAAAAGTTTTCTTGGCGAACTCAAAGCTGCCGTTCTCAGAAATAAGAGACTTCGTCTCCTGGATCTGAACGCCCAACTCCTCTACCATAATTTGGTAGTATTGTTTGGCAACGGCAGAATCAGCAATGACGATGTCATCACCTAACACTGCATAGAGGCGGAACCAATCTACTGTACCCATAACACGATAAGCTGCAAGTTGGACTACAAAATGGTGTAGAAGTGCTAACATGGCCCACGAAGAGTAAGCTCCCATTGGTTGTCCAGCCGCGTACCGAAGCTCTGTACTGCCTTTCAGGCCGTACTTGAGCCCAGTACGTGGATGGAACCCATATGTGCGATTCACTAACAGTGACGCCCATAAGGAAGCTACCTTCTGTCCTAAAATCGCCCCTAATAATGCCTGTTGAAGGGCCAGAGGAAGACGATCGGTCGCGGATGAAAGATCATACGAAAAGTATGTCTTCAACCCTAGAGAATTAAGATTCTCCAAAGGGGCCCGCTGATCGAACGTACCATCCTGGGGGATCCTCTCTAAAATCGAGAAGATCCACTTATGTAGGGGGTAGAACATGGATTGCGTTAGCACATCCACAATTGCCACGACCCGGACTTTCCCGGCGGGCTCCTCAAGGAATGCTAGTTTCCCTAATTGATTCACTGGTTTATCTCCCTGAGGGAGATGAGCATAAGCCGTACCCCAAGCGGTAAGCTTACCGAATGGGTTGGTATAAGCCGTAGCGAATAAACGCTTAATCGGCTTATTATCAAAGGTCTTAGTCCACTCAATTAAGTGTGGAAGGAGGCCAGACCCCATCCAAATGCTCACAGTAAACCAAACAGTTCCCACAGAAGAACCTCTTTTCTTCTTCCAAGCTTTGTTTATTCTATCCCTAATTGGAACCTCAGAGGGACGGAGTCCTCTCCAAAGTCCAAGTAAGAAGCCTACACCGTCAGGATTAGATTCTAAGAATTTCATCCTGGCTTGTATCTTCTCCGACGACTTGTCTAAATAGACGGGGTCCATAAAGGCAGTTTGTACAGAGCTAGAAGAAACGGGGCCAGATGTCGTAATCGGTAGTAATCTACTGATACGCAATGTGGGTGATTGGCTAGACTCATCAAAATACCCCAACCTCTCCTGCAGGGTTTCCCCTGTTGGATTAAGCTTTGCCAGTTTGGCAAGCATCCTCCAAAAGATTGGGATAAAGGTTACATGGACATCATAAAACTTCTGTCGATAAAGGCAAAGGCCTGTTATAGAAGCTAACTTAACTTTACCGGGAAATTCGATTACTCGATAAATCCCGAATAGAGTCAAGTATAGCCTTATAACATTGGCATCACCTTTTCTAATGGAAG